GTCGGCCAAACCGTCGTTGTTGTCGTCGTAGATCCTGGCCACCACCTCACGCCCGAGACGATTCTCGAGCTGCTTTTTGGTGATGATGGCGGCCATGATCTCAGGCGCTCGGTGTGAACTCTTCTAGGTGCTCGTCGACACTGCGCGCGTCGGCTTCACCCAGTTTCACTTCCATGCCTGCGGGGTGGTCGATGCCGTTGATCCGGACGCTGCCCGGGCCCTTGACGCGATACCACTTCTTCGCATCGACGACGGAGCCCGAGACCGCCGGGATGGGCGGGTTCTTGACGCCCACGCCGGCAGTGACGCCAGGCGTGGTGTCATGTGCGTCAATGCCGCGCTCGTGGCTATCGGGAAGGCCGGGCTTGTTCGGTTCAGTCTTGTTGGTTGCCATGATGATTTCCTCGACTAACCAATCACGCTCGTGAGCAGGTAGCCCGCATCGGGTGCGATGATGGCGTGCGCGTCCGAGATCTTGGAGCGCGCATACCATCCGCCGTCGGTGCCACGCTCGGGCGCGTAGGTGACGTCGGACTCGGGAGCGGCGCGGTCCTGGAAGGTGGCGCCGAAGAACGCATTGCGCGTGCTCGGCGACGTAGCCACCTGGACGACACCAAAGACGTCGGGCCAGATGCGCGCGTAGGTCGCGGCGGCCTGTCCCTCGTTCGCGGTGTCTTCCCAGGCCTTGCCGATGAGCAGCTCGTCGAGCTCGAGCCAGCTTGCCAGCATCTGCGTGGTGGCCACGGCTTGACCGTTGCCCTGCGCCTTCAGGATGTCCTTGATAGAGGCGTGCTGGCGCAGTTTGTTCCACACCGCGTGTGACGTGAAACCAATGCGCTTCACTTGGCCGCGGCCGCCCCAGATGGCCGGCTGGAGGTCGAGAATCGCGCCGATCGGATCGCCCGTGGATACGTCCCAACGGTCCGCGGCAGCAAGCGCCGTGGTGTTGGTTCCGTAGCTGGCCGCTACACCGATGGTGGCCGCGATGCGCTTCTCACGACGGAAGAGGATACCTTCCAGCGTGTTGTTCGTCGCCTCGACCAGCTCGTTGAGGGGCTGCTCGGGGTTGTTCATCGTCAGCTCGTCCACGTACTCGCGGAGCGCGCGGGGCGTCAGGGAGATACTGGTGAGCGTGCGGGTCCGGCTCAGCTCGTTGGCGTTCGCTCGGTCCGCCATCGTGTCATCCGGGTACGCAAGCTGGTCGCGCTTGCCGTACGTGTAGTACGACGCGGCCATGCGCCCGTTGACGTTGATGGGCGGCATCAGGCGCTCGCCAATATAGACGTCGTTCTGATAGGCGACCGACAGCGTGTTGAGCACATAGCTGTGCAGGATCGCGTTGCTGGCCGCCTTGGAGCTGGTGATCTCAGCGTTCAGCTCAAGCCACTCGGCCTTGACTTCGGGGTCGCTCGAGTTCGCCCAGCCGCGGATCTCACGGATGACCTTGTCGTAAGCGAGACCCTTTTCGGTGCGCGTGACGGGCAGGCCGCCGGCAGCAATATTGATGGGTGCGTTCATGTTCGTAATTCCTCAGGAGCCGACGGTGAAGGACGCCATGCCGAGGTTGAGAGCCGCGAGGTCGCCCACGACGGCGGTTTCCATCCATTGCCCACAGACAACGAGCTTGGTGGTTGCGCCGCCTACCGTGGCGTTGGTGAGACCGTTGGCCGCGTACTTGGCAGCAGAGCCACGAGTGGCTCCGCCCGTGCCGACCTTGGCTTTGACGACGCCGTTGCCGAAGTGCGCAACGCGCACGTTGGTGAGAGCGGCGCCGTCATCCAGGAAGATGCCGATGGCGTCGTCGCCGACTGCGGCGATGGTGGCCACGGACAAGTCCGCGCCGGAGTGCTTGGCGCCGTAACCGCGCGTCGCGGTCTGGCCAGAAGCCACCGTGTACGGGCGGATCGTCGTGTACTGGAGAACTTCAGATGCTCGAGTGGCCATGGTTCAGCTCCCCACCTTGCTGAGACGTTCCGCGAGCTTTCGCGGGGTTCCGCCGCTCTTGGCGTGGTTTTGGGTGTCCTTGTCGTCGCCGGTGACGGATTTGAGCAGCGGCAGCTCGGGCATGTCGGCCACGAACTCGGCGAACTCTTTCTCGCCCTGCGTCGAGCGCAGCTTGATGAACTTGTCCCGCTGAGCGGGGGTGATCTTCTTGCCGACCAAGGCCTCGACCTCGACCGCGATGACCTTCGACTCGGCCTTCTCGGCGCGACCCTTCAAGGCGTCACGCTCGGCGACCAGCTCAACGTTGCTTTTCTCGAGTTCCTTGATGCGGTCTTGCGCACCCTTGGCCTCGAGACCAGCGGCCTTCGTTTCCGCGCGCGACTCTTCGAGAGCGACGCGCAGATCCTTCACTTCTTTTTCTGCGTCCATTTGTTGGGTCGACTCCTCGGCGGGTTGCGCCGCGTAGTTTTTCGCGCGGGCTCGAGCCGCGTCTTTGAGGTGACTGATTGAATCAACTGACTTGGCGACGGCGTCGGGATTGCTCCCCACCGGGACCACGCTCAGCTCGTAGAGTTCGTTGTCGGAGAGCACGAAGACTTCGTCCCCCGCGCGCTTCTCCATTCGCACGTCATGCGGCCGGAATCCCACCGAGACAGCGCGAAGCGTGCCCTCTTGGAAGCTCTCCCAGACCTGCTGAGCAAACGGGTTGGCCTTCTCAGAGGCGAACACGATGCGCATCGTGAGCTGCGGACCGGACTTGGTCTCTACGACTCGAAAGTCTTCTCCCCGCCCAATAGGCAGCCCGTTGTGACCTTGCGCCTTGTTATGCGCCCAGAGGATCACAGGGTTCTGTGCGTAGCGCTTGAACGACCACTTCTGCTCGACGACCTCGTCGTGCGAATCGAGGGTCTCGCTCGAGGCGATTACTTCGATCGACCTTGTCTCTGGGTCGAGAGATCGGCAGGCGAAACCATGCGATCGGTGGACGACTCCGGCAGGTTCGCGGTCCCGCGTCCCTTGTTCTTCGTTTCCCATTGTCGCTTCGCTTCGCTACTTGCCGGCTTGGTTCGCTGGCTTGGAGTCGTCTTCTTGACTGCCATCGGGCTTTGCTCCGGGCGCGGGCGTCATTGGCAGGCCATCGCCTACCAACTCATCGCCCTCTTTCGGCACCTGGATGCCGGTCTTCTCGTAGACGTAGCTCGTCGGGATCTTCAGGCCGGCAGTGCGCAGCGTGAGGATCGACTTGCTGAACTTCTCGAGGTCTTCGGGATCCTCGGTGAGGAAGAAGAACTCTGGAACCACGGCGCTCTCGCCGAAGTTCATCTTCACGAGCGGCTCGAGCAGATGCCGCTTGATCTCGGCACCGATGGCCAAGGCGTCAGCGTCGCGCCGATCATGGCGGACCTCGTTGCGGACCTCGGTGGAAGCACGAGAGCCGTTCTTGCCGGGCTCCACGGTATCGGTGCCGCCAAGGACAGCCTTGGAGATCTCGCGCCCCATGAACTCAACGAGCTCAGTGTGGTTCGAGCCGGCCGCGCTCCCCGAGAACTGCGGCCACTTGACCTCAAGCTCCCAAGTGTCGGGGTAGAGGGCAATGCCGTTGGACGTCATCCCTTCCAGGATTCGCCGCATGGCAGCGACATCGAGCGTCGCGATCTTTTCCTTCTTGAACTTCGCCGTACGCCACGGCTTCCACGACATCTCCGCCAGCTTCAGCCAGTCGGTGATGCCCCAGTTTCGGAAGAGCGCGGCCCAGAGGAGCGCTCGGCACAGGCCCTCACGGACCGGAACGTCACCGTTTACGCGGCGACGAACTTGAATGAATTTGCCCGGATACTCCTCAAGCAGGTCAACACCGACTCGAGAGTACTGGTTCTCAACGAACACGAGCCGACCGCTCGACTCCGTGAAACGGAACCTTCGGCAGCTGACTTGCTCGGTGAACTCCGGGACGACGAAGGCGCCTTGCTTGCGCCACATCAGCTCCGACGTGGCGTGCCCGAAGAGCAGGCTTTCACCGGTGAGGTGAGCCAGCATCTGCGGGAAGGTGCTCATTGCGCTGAGCACGTCCTTGCAGAACTTGGTGACCTTCTTCTCGCGCTTAAGCGGCTTGTCGCCAGGGGCAACGATGTCCCACTCGAGCGCCTGAAGGGCCAACTCGCGCGTCTCGAGCACAGCTTGAAGGTGGCCGTCCTTTTGACGAGCCTCGTGCATCAAGTCGACGAGGCGAGCCGGGTTGCCGCTGTCAGCTTCGGCCAGGATCGCCGAGACGCTTTGCGGCGTGAGGTTTCCGCCGATGCGACCGAACGAATCCGAAAGGCGTTGCTCGCCTGCTACCGGCTCGACCTGGACCAGAACAGTCCGCGGCTTGGCGGCCCGTTCTGCGAGCGCGGTCATGGGTTAGTAGAGACCAACAAGTAAAGTGGCGGTCGTGGCTGCCATGACACGAGTCACCGCGACCGGGATGATCGTGCCAACCGGCGGGGCCGTGAACGTGATCACCTGACCGTTGACGGTGGTCACCGTGACGTTGCCGGCACCGCCGACATAGATGCCGCGAACGCCGGATAGGTCCGTCGAGTCGCTGGGCGTTACCGCAACAGCGCGACCAGATGGGCCCGTTTCAAAGCCAAACCAACGCATGACTAGGCCGGGATGGTTGCGCCGAGCCAGCGACCGGTGCCGGTCGTCGGGACGAGCACGGTGGCAGAGCCAGCCGCGACACTTGCTGCGTTGAAGACCCACAGGGCAGCGGGTTGCACGACAGCGAGCATGCCGTCAGCGCGGAACTTCGGCGGAAGCGCCTGGAGTGCCGCCGCGTTGGCGAACACGCCAGCAATGCGCAAGCTCACTTCGCGAGCTGCGGGTTCGCCGTTGGGCAGATAGCCTTTGGGTACAGTTGCCATGAGATTTTTCCTTCAGCCGAACCCGCGTTGCGCAGGGTCCCAGCGGGTCATTGAGGTGGCTGCATCAACCCAGCTGTCGTCGACAGGGACTGATGCGTTTGCGTAGATCGCCAACAAGGCCGAGTCCGCCCTATCCGGCGACCTGCCCAGCCGCTTCTTGGTCTCGACCTTGGGCTCGACCTTGAACTGGCCCTTGGGCGTCGGGGCGTAGACTGGGGCGATGAGCTCAGCCTCCAGCTTCGGGTCGCCGTAGAGCGCGCCGCCTTGCTGGAAAAACTTCCGTCCGCCGAACCAGAGCTCGTCGCGGAGGATTGGGTATTTGTCGGGCTCGCTCGAGCTTTCGGAGACGTTCACCTCGATGATTGAGATGAAGTCGTCGAGAACGTGATCCTCTTGCTGGGCTCGGAGCTCGTCAGCGACGGCGCCACCGTAGCCACCGGCAGCATCGATCTTGACCCGGCAGCGCTCACCCGGTTTGCGCAAGGCGCGCATGCACTGCACCACCAGCCCCGCGACCTTCTTGGAGTCGTAGCCGTTGACGCAGGCCTTGATGCCCGCCTCTTTCTCAAACCACTTGGGCGAGAAGAGCCGGAGCCCGCGGCGCCCCGTGATGCACGAGTCGTCGTCGCCGAACCTGGCCACGTCGACACCGAGATCCAGCTCGGTACCGTCGAGCCCCTCGTCAGCGAATCGAAGTAGCGCCGCTTCGATCAGGCCCAGCCCGATCACCTGGTTGGCGGCGTTGGTC